TCATGCGGCGAGGTCGAGGCGTTGTTTGATGGCGCTGACGCCGATGAGCGCGCCGGCGAGGATGCCGAGCGCGTTGAGCGTGGTCACTATCGCGTCCACGTGAGTCCAGCCCCATGCGGGGCCGACCGTGCCCACGAACAGGGCGAGTGCGGGCAGGACGATGAGGCCGAGCCATTTGAGGATGTCGTAGACGCGGCTGGGGATGAGCCAGTCGGGCACGATGTCGGTGGATGCCGGTGTATCGGTTGGATTGTCGGTCATGTTTGCTCCGATCGTAAAAATAATGGTGATGCCGTCACCCGCATAATCGGGTGGCGGCATCGGTTTGGGTTAGCGGCAGGTCACCGTGTCGCCCACGTAGTAGACGTTGATGTTGCCGCTGGGGACCGAACACTGGGAGACGCTGTAGCCGTGGGAGGTGGCGAAATCCCACACGGTGTCGCCCCACTGGAGGACCTTGGAGACCCCGGTGGACGGTGCGGGGGTGGCAGTAGAGCCGCCGCCGTAGGTTACGACATCGCCCACGTAGTAGCGGTTGATGTCACCGCTTGGCGTGTGCCATGCGGACAGGGGCCAAGCATCATAGGCGACGGCGAGTCCCCAGATGGTTTCTCCCCATTGCATGACGTGGCTGATGCCACCCGTGTTGGTGTCGGCCGGGGGAGTGCTCGGCTGCACGGGCGCGGGCGTTGCCGGGGCCGGGGCTGTGGAGCCGGTGGGATTGGCGTACAAATCCCACTGCCATGCCTCGCCGCGGAACAGGTTGAGGTCGATGGGACTCCACGTGTTCACCACGCCCGTGCCGGAGTACTGGCGCATGGCCTCGCCGTATGCGCCGATCATCCACGGGTTGGCCTGATAGCCGGTCGGGCTCATGTTCGCGTATTGGGCGATCCACAGGCCGTATCGGTCGCGGATGTCTTGCGGGATGGTGCCGGCGACCGGGCTGGTGTACAGCAATGGGCGCACACCACCCGACAACCGTTCGCATTCCGCCATGAAGCGGCGTACCCAATCCCAGTTGCCCCATGCGGGGTTGTCGTTCATCTCCCAGTCGAGCGCCACGATGCCGTGACGCCAATAGTTCAACGTATTCGTGTAGAAGAATTGGGCCTCGGCCTCCGGGTTGCCGCCCATGGCGTAGTGATACAGGCCGAATTTCTTGCCGGATGCCTGCGCTTGGGCGATCATGCGGTTGGCGTCCGTGTTGACGCCGGACACGAGGCAGTTGTTGTACACCTGTCCCGTGCCCCACGTGGTGCCGACCACCACGAAGTCGGCCTGCATGTTGTACACGTCAGCGCCGCACTGCCAGTTGCTCATGTCCACGCCTTGCATGTCCGCGTGCGCGGTCGCCGGAAGCAGCATCATGCAGATGGCGGCGGCCAGTGCCGTGACCTTGGCGAACAGGCGCTTATGCCATGGCTTCGGCTTGTTCTTGTTATTGACCAATGTTTCCCCCTTTCTCGGGATGGATTGTTGTTTGTGGCCCACGGTCGTGGGTCAGGATTGTCACGGCCCACTCGGGGCCGTCAATGGAAAAGCCCCACACGGAATGGTGTGGGGCTAGAATCAGTCGATCTTGTACAGGCGGGGAGTGAACGTCTTATCGACCTCGCCCGTGGTGTTGATGAAAATGTTGCATTGGAGAGTGCCGGCCTTCAAGGTTTTCGGCCCATAGTTACTAGGTCTGAACACAGTTGCTCCTTCGCTCCCGTCGTCGGGGGAGATATTGGTTTGTATGCCCATCAGCCATGAATTGTTGCCCAGCGGCCAGTCCGTGGCGTCCATCGTGTACGTTCCCGCATCCACATGCACCACACTGGTCAAGTTACTCCACGAGCCGGCCCCTGTCGTGGTGGAGCCTTTGAAACGGTACGTGCCCGGTGTCGTTTCCGTGACCGTGATTCCCGGGGCGGCACCCACTGTCTTAGGCAGTCCGGTGACACGCGGATACAGGTTCGCTAGTTCACTGCCCCCCCCCTAAGGCTCGTGTTGTCGGGTCGCATCCACTCGTGCGCGGTGTCGCCGGATTCGAGCTGGGCTCGGAGGTCGCCGTCCTTCGCGGTGGGCGTGGTCTCAGTACACATGATTTCGAAGCGCAGGCTGACGGTGCCGGCAGGGACTGCCGTGGCATTACCCACGAGAACCTGGGCACCCAGTTGACCACCGTCAGCGTCAAGACATTTGACGCTGACGGTCAGACCGTCGATACTGGTGGCCCTGCTCAATATCACGGTGCCCTGTACCGGGCATGGGAACGTCCACGACAGGCCACGCCATTGACCGGTGGCGGTGCCGGTGACATGCAATGACCCGTCAGTGTTGACGGTGGCGGTCAACCCGTTGCCCTCGGCGGGACCGTAGGACAGCAGGTTACGCGACAATACGGTAATCGGCACGGTTTTCGTGATCTTGCCTGCGGTCAGTTTCAGACTCGTGGCACCCATGCTCTTACCTGTGATTGATATTGCGCCCATATTGGCCTCCTTTTATTACATCCTTAATGGTTACTGCTTGATGGTTGCGATGGTCTTGTCCGTGATATCTGCCGTGTACTCCTGCGAGGCTCCGTCTGGGCCTACGAGCACGGACAGCGTGCCGGATTCGCCGACCCTCAGGGTCAGACTGTCCGGCGTGACGGCGATGGTCTTCGGCGTCGGCGCGCCAACGCTGGCGACTGTCGGATTCGCGGCCACGGCGGTGAATCCCTGCGACGCTTCCGTGGGCAGGACACGCACCTTGAGGTACTTTTCCTCGCCCACACGCAGGGTGATGTTGTCGATGGTCTTGCCGGAATCGTCCGTGACCTTGATGGACTCGGGCGCGTAGGCCGCGCTGATGGACACGGCGGCGGAAGTGAAACCGTTGACCGTGGCCGTCACCAATATGGTTCCGCCATGCCGCCACGTGAGCGTGTTGCCCGAAACCGTGGCGGTGGAAGTGTCCCTGCTCGTGAACGTCACGTTCTTGGTGGTCAGCAGGTCGCCAACATGACCGTCCGCATACGTGGCCTTCGCCCCCAGTTTCAGGGTGCCGTTGACGGCTAGAGACTTGGGCAACGTCCTGCCCTTGTCGTCCGTGATCCTGATGGAGACGACCGTGTCCTTGTCGAGGGGCCATACGAGTTTGCCGTTGAACATGGCGTTGTACGTGTGGCTTCTCATCAACGGTTTGCCGACACGTTTGCCGGCGTATAGGGCTGGCATGGTCAGGCCTCCTTCACGGTAACCTTCTTGGCCTTGGCTTTCACGGCCTTGGCTGCGGGCTCCTCCGACACGGTTCCGGTCGGCGTTTCCCCGGTGGAGTCCTTGCCGGTTTCCTCCGTGGTGCCTTCAGGGGTGCCGGCGGAAGGCAGTTCGGCGGAAGCGCTCTCGGCCTTGTCCTTGACCGCCCGCACCGTCGAATCGATGGCGGCGATGGCCGTCTCGCCCTTCGCCGCGACCATGGAAGCGGTGTCGGCCACGGTCTGCGAATCGTTGGCGACGCTAGCCGCCGCCATACTGGCGTTCGACGCGAGACTGCTCAGGTCGGACTGGGTGGCGGTCGCGGAATCCGCGGAGGACCGGGCGCTCAGCATGGCGCTCTTCGCCAGCATGGCGTTCGTTTGAGCTTCGGCCGTGATGGACTCCAGCGTGCTCAAGGCCGCAGCGGCCTTCGCGGTTGTGGCGGTCTCGTCGAAGAACACCAGCTCGTCCGGGTATTGCGCGGAAAGCGTCTCCGCCTCCGACTGGGTGGACGCCCTGCGAACCTTCAGCAGTTGGGAGCCTGTCATGTCCTTCGGTACGAACGTGGCGGCGTCAACCTCCACAAGGTCAGCGTACTCGACCCTGGCCTGGGAGTTGGGCACTTCGACGTAGCGCGTGTACGCCTGCGGCGAATCAGCCAGTTCCACGACCTGCCAGACGAAAGCGGGCGTCGTAGGCAGCAGGTCAACCGTCAACTCACCATCCTCGGACAAGTCCGCGTCGAACGAGGCCGCGATGATGAGGTTCTTCGCCGCGTCGAAATGGCGGCGTACCGGGCGGAATCGCAGCGTACCGGTCACAGGGTCCAAGCCGCCGGTCTTCGGCTTCATGATTTTGATATGGATTTGGGTCATTACTGTTCCTCCTTAATGGATTCGATTGTGTGGATCAGGATTGTCGTGGCGCTATCGGCGCGGATTGGATGTCATTGTTGAGCGATGTCCCGTGCCCGTTGCCGCCCAGGCTGTGATAGCTGTCGTAGAGGCGTTGGGAGCGTGATTTGAGGTCTTCGTCCGCCACCCCGTCATGCTCGATGACCATTTCGCGGCGCAGGTCCTCCAACTGGCACAGGAGGAGCTCGCGCAGCCCGTTGACCATGGCTTTGCCCCATCGCCACATCAGGCCCAAAACCGTGGCCACTCCGCCACAGATAAAAGGCACGAGCCAATCGACGACGTGAGCGAGCAAAGACATGGAAAACTCCTTTACGGTGGGAAAACCCACACGTTCGTCACCGTTGGATAGGCCAACGGGCGTGTGGGTTTTGGAGGTTGAAAATGCTGTTACGAGAGTTTTGGAACGACCGGTTTTGGCCGTACTGCATGGCGAATCTGCGAGAGTCCACGCGCGTTGGTTACGAGTCGGCGTGGCGGCTGCATGTCATGCCATGCTTCGGCGGCATGGATATGGGCGCGATCAGCGTGGAACTGGTCGACAAATGGCTTGCGGATTTCGACACCGCGGGAGCCGCGCGCAAGGCATGGGCCGTACTACGCGCGATACTCAGGCGGGCTATCCGCTGGAACCTGCTGGACGTGGACATCACCAGACGCGACATCCAACTGCCGGCCAAACCTCATTACGAGCCGCGAATATTGACCATCCGCCAGCAGCGCACGCTGTTGCGGGGCTTTTACGGTCATCTGCTTGAGGCGTGGCTTATCTGTGCCGTCTCATGCGGACTCCGCACCGAGGAAGGATACGGGCTCGAATGGGGCGACCTCGACCTGCGGCGCGGCGTCCTGCACGTGGAGCGCGGCCTGCAATGGGTCGCCGGGCATGAGGCCGTCGTGCCGCCGAAAACCGAACTGTCCCGCCGCACGCTCCCGTTGCCGCGCTTCGCGGTCAAACGATTGCGCGAGCTCAGGCCACGCGAGGGGGGGGGCGACTCATCGGCACCCTCACCACGCCGCAAGCCGCACGCCAATACAAGGCCTACTGCAAGCGGCATGATCTGCCGCACGTGCCCGCACGCAACCTGCGCCACTCATGGGCGACGAACACTCTGACGGCGGGAGCGGATATCGCCATCGTGTCGAAAATGCTCGGCCACAGCGATATCAAAACCACCGCGAAGTACTACCTCAAACCGGATATCACGGCTTTGCGAGACGCGCAACGCCTCTGGGAACGAGCCTTAACGGCCTGAGCGGGTTTCCCTAACCCAGACCGAAGTGCTGACGCTGATTAACTCCACTTACGGTACCGTCAAAGGCTACCGTCGCGGCTCGCTCGTCACGTTGCGCATCGACTGGAAGTCGTCGGCCTCCGGCTCGTGGAACACCGGCAATTTCGGAACCCTGCCCGAAGGATGGCGTCCCCCAATGGATTTGAATTTCTCATTTGGCGGACGCGACGGCGCCAACCAGAAGACCATCAACGTAAACGCGAACGGAACCATGACCTACGCCAATCAGGGTGGCACGCAGGGCACGAACGCGTTCGGCATGACCGTCTCATACGCGCTATGACCCGTGGGGTCACTGCAAGACAGTGCAACCGCCTGAGCCAGTGTCCCGAAGCTATGCGGCGGGCATCGGGTCGGCGGTCCTCCATACGCCGGTGCATCCCGCGTATGCGTTGTTCGGGTTGCCGAGCATGACCACACGGCCCGTATGCTCGCCGTAGAGGATGAACGTGGTGTCGCCGCCGAACACGGCGATGGGAACGTTCGACGTTTCCGCTGGACGATACCCCACGGGTATGGTCTCCAGCGCCTGTGTGTAGTTGTTCTCGCCGCTCTGGTTGAATTTCACGTTGCCGCCCGCGAAGCAGATATCACCCACGCGCGTCAGCGAAATACTGCCGTTGCTGTAAGGGACCCTCCATGTCGTGGAACGCTGGGTTAGGGAAAGCTACGCGGTAATCCAACAGCCGGATATACCGACGAATCGGCCGGTATATCCGGTGCCGTTCAACACCATTTTCCCCTCCGGCGTGCCGTAAAGGTAGAAACTGATTGCACCGCTGTTGTCGGTACCGCGCATGACCGCGCGGGACTCGCCGGACGGTCTGAACCCCTCCGGAATTGTCTCGTTGACGGACACGTTGCCGACCTGATTGAAATTGCTTGTCAGCGTGATATACGCGCAGGCGGTGACAATACGGCCGACACGAACCAGAGTGATATGCCTATCGGAATACGGCATCTTGACTTGGCCCGTGACAGGGGTTAGGGAAAACTATTGCCTGTTCCAGATTGCGATCCAGCTTCCGAATATCGCGACCCTCCCGCACCAGCGGTTGTCTTTGGTGTTCCACAGGCGGAAGCGTATCTGGTTTACGTCGCTGGTATCCCAACGTTGTGCGGTGTACTCGCCGGCCTGGTCGAAACCAGTGCCGAACGGCCCAATCGTGTAGGCCACGTAATCGGCTTTCTTCCCGTTTGGGGATTGGACGTTGATGTAGAATGTGCCGTCATCATTCGTGGTGACGGTATGGCCTCCGCACAGAATATACGGCATTCGGGTTAGGGAATCCCACACATCCTCCAAGGGCTGCATAACATTGACCAGCGTGTCAATCGATGTGATGGTGATGCCGTCGAGGTTGACGCGGCAGAGTGGCAGGTCGGAGACGATGGCCCCGCCGATGATGCTGCCGGTCTCGATGCCCGGATCCGCGGGCGTGGCCGCGCTGGGCTTGCCCTTGATGGCTTCGAGGGTGACCGTCTCCACGCCGGTGCCTGAGTTCAACGCGTACCGGGCCACGATGAGATCGCGTCGTTTTTGCCCTTGCGAGCCGGATTGGATGTTCACGTCGGTCGGTGCGGCGATGTAGATCTGCCGGCCCTCGACCACGAGGTCCCATGCTGGGATGGTGATGTTGTTCGCATCCTTCGCCGTCGGTTTCATCGTCCAATTCCGGGTTTTCAAAATGTATCCGCTTCGGCCGAGCATGGCGGCGTGCATGAGCGCGTCATGCTTCGATTCCACGTGCGGGTCGTCGCCGCCGTGCGAGCCGGTTACAAGCAGATTTGTTGCCATGATCACTTACCTTCCGCGTTGAGGGACTTGTTGAGCCAGAGGTCATAATCCTTGTCCTGATTTTCAGCCAACTGTAGATACTGCTGGTAGTCGGATTCGCAAAAAAGGATTTTCCTCTGGTTGCCGTTGCGGTCGACGCGCGTGACCTCGTGCCAGTTGGGGCTGGCCGTCGCGTTGGGCAACACGTATTCCTTGTTGACGCACGAAGGCCGATCACAGGAGTAGAGGGTGATGTTGGGCTGTTTCGGCATGATGCTCCTTTAGTCTTGTTCATCGGGCCAACTGTATTGGCCGGCTTCGTATCGGATGGTTGGTGTGCCGTTGGCGAGTTTGACGGTGATGCGCACGATGGGGCTGTCCACGCTGACGCCAGTCAGCGCATCGTAGGCGCGCACATGGTCGTCGATATGCAGGCCAAGGTTCTCGGGGATCGTCAAATCGACGGTGCCCTGTTTCCACATGTCCTTGAGCTTGTCCCTGGTCTGGTCGGACAATTCGGCGCCTTCGGAGGATGTGAGCTCGTAGATCTGAGCTATCTCCCGGTCGCCGGTCAGAGTCTGGGTCTGGGAGATGTTGCCGGACGCATCCGCATACCAGTCGCTGCGCGCCCTGTTGCGCAGCTGGCCTTTGCCCAGGCCCGTGAGGTGGTTGACTTGGGTCCAGATGCGTTGCGCCTCGAAACTGATGCGCTGGTCGCTGTCCGCGTCGCCGTACGTGTCGGCGGCGACCGCGCGAATCCGGCAGCGTCCAGCGGTGTAGGTCAGGTCGAGTCTGGCTCCCTGCGCGGTGAGCATCATGCGCAACCCGTCCCACGCGGTAATGTACCGGCGGAACGAATAGTTGCTGAGGGTGATGCCGCTCGCTTCCGATGGCACGTCGAACACCGTGGACAGTCCGATCCGGCTGATTATCGTGCGGATGACGTTGTTGGCGTCGCCGGAGACCGTGAGCCGGTCGGCGCCGGAGTCGGGTTGGAGGATCTTGCCCGCAAGCAAACCGTGCCATGTGCGGCCGGTGAGCGTATACAGGGCATGCCCGTCATCCACAGTGATACGCACCGCGTCGACGCGGCCTCCGAACTCGGTGCCCTCCGCCCCGATGTAGCAGCCGTCGGAGAGCAGCAGTCCGGGGGTGGAGTGAGTGAGTTCGAAATCATTCTGCTCGTCGCCGTACTGCAGGTCGAGTGCGGGGGAGACGAGTTCGCCCTGCGGCACGTGAGCGGTATTGGTCCAGATCAGGTCCATGGCAGTCCCGTCTGCTCCAACCAGTACTCCACGTCGAACCCGAACGATTCATCCCATGAGACCTGCTGCAGTCCCGGCGGGAGGGTGGCGAACGCGTATTCGTTGGAGGCCTGGTCGCGATGCGTTTTGTCGAACACGTTGGTGATGTCGCCGTTGGCGGCGACCATCACGGCCGTGCGCGGTGAGCCGGTGCCGTCGATGATGAGGTAGCCGCCGGATGGGACGCTCACGTCGGCTATCACCTTGTTGCCGCCGATGATGATGCTCGGCGTAGAGACCGGCCCGTAAATGGTGAGCCTCATCCGCGAGGGCAGGGCGGATTGGTTGTCGATGCTGCTGACGTTGCGGGTCGGCGCGTAATCGTAGCGATAGTCGTAGGGATAGTCCTTGCCTCTGTTGTAGCGGGCCGTCGACCGGCTGAAGCTCTGCCTGACCGGTTTGTGCCACACCCCGTCAAGCAAGGCGACCGTGAAATCGCCGCGCACGAGCAGGGGTGACGTGTAGTCAGGTTCGTGGCCGACCACGAGGCAGGTCTGTGACCATCCGTCCACCGTGATGACGCCGGGTTTCGCGGCATCGTTGAGGTAGGCGTACATGTCCGCGTCGAACAGTTCCTCGGCCTTTTCGAGCGCCGGGATACCGTAGACGAGCCCGGTGACCTTGACGGTCTTCGCGGGCCGCGTGGCCTGCAATGACCGGTAGCCGAGCTCGAACTCCCACGTGCGGGTGCGTAGCTCCGTGATCTGTCCGCACATGATTCCCTCCTGGTCGGCGAGATCAATCACGGTTCCGACGCGGTTCGACGTGTAGGTGAGCGTGTGCATCATGTGCGCAAAGCCTCCTTGGTGAGCCGCTGTAAGTCGCGTTTGCTGAGTTGCGGGGCATACGCGCTGATGATTGGGCCGATCTGCTCGCGGAAGGAACGTATCTCCTCGATGACGCCGCTCACGTCGATATCCCGGCCGGAGAACGATTCCTTGGGTATCTGCCGGCGGTTCATGGCCGCGTATGTGTCGGCGCCATAATATGCGACGGATTTCACATTGGACACGAATTCGCCGCTCTTGACTCGCGCGTTCGCCAACGTGATGTTGTCGCCGCCCGTGATGCTCGCCTTGCCTGGCAGGAGGCCCTCGATGACACTGCCGCCAGTGGCGTAGCCGCGCATCGAAACCCCATAACCGGTGAACAGGCCGCCGGTCTTACCGGTGGGGATATTGCCCATCGCACCGGCCGGACGATAACCACTGGACGAATACGTGCCGCCTGAATCATCGACGTAGCTGCCATGGATGGTGAAGTACTTGTCCGCGATCTGCGTGTTGTTCAGATTGGTGATGACGCTCATGGCCTGACCGTCATCCGCGTAGATCATGCCGGTATGCGGGTCGATGGTCCAGCCGTTCGCTTCGGCTATCTTCTTCCAATAGTCGCTGTTGTCACCCATCAGATGACCGGTCTTCGGATCGATCGTCGCTCCGTTCGCCAATGCGAGGGCGGTGTCGTACTGGCTTTTGTCCATGGTGATGACACCGGTGTGCGGATCCACTTCGACGCCGTTGACCGCCTCGATGGCGGCGAGTGCCTGTGTGTTGTCGCCGTCGATTTTGATTTCGCCGTTAGGAAGTTTCGCCACCGTCATGCCGAGGTCGGTCAGGCTGTTCTTGGCCGGTTCGGTGTGGGCGTTCACGTCGATGGCTTTGGATCCGGGGATGCTGTTGACGCTGGTGGCGAGCTGGTCGAACTTGTCCTTGGTCAGGCCGGCGGCGTTGGCTGCGGCTTCTGCGGCTTCCGGGGTCATGCCCATCGCATGTGCAGCTGCGATGTATTTCTCGCGTGCCAGGTCAAGGGTGCCGTTGACCGCTTCGAGTCCTTCGCCGTTGCGTGACTGGGCTTCCGCCGCCTTCAACGCGGATTCGGCGAGATCGTTCAACGCGCTCTGGTTGGCTCGTCCCTGTTCGGTGTTCAGGTCGAGCGTCTGCCCGTTCTTCTGCACGCTTTCGGTCGCCTTGTCGAACGAGTCATGCATGGAGATGAGCGCGTTGGAGCTGGAGAGCGCGAAACCGTAGTAGGTTCCGAGCGCGTCAATGACCTCGCCCAAGGCGGTGGCCTGCTCGTTGATGCCGTCGGTGGTCGCTCCCAAACCATCCTGAAGGATAGATTGGGCGTCAGCTGATTCCTGCGTGGCGTCCGCGTTCGCCGACTGCGCGTCGACCAATCCGGACGTGGCCAGCGTCTGCGCCAGTTTCTCCTGTGCGGCGGCCTTCGAGTTGGCCGCGTCCTCCTTGGCCGCTGCGGCTGATTTCTCGAAGATCTCCTGCTGTTCGCTCAGTACGCCGTAGGCAACGTTGGAGGTGCGGTCCCACATCTGGTTGATGCCGCCGAGCGAGTCACGGTAGCTGTCGGCCTGTTCGCGGACTCGCAGAATCGCTTCGGGCTCGCCTTGTATGGCCTTGATGTAGGTGCTGTGGGCGATGCCGATCTTGTCGAGTGCTTCTCGCACATTGTCGTAGCCGGAGGTCCAACGGCTGAATATGTCGGCCGTGTAGCGTGACGAATCGCTTTCGGAGAGCGCCTTGTTGAAGTATTCGGCGGCGCTTTGTCCGCTCTGCAACGCCTGGGTGAGTTCGTCCACTCGTTGCGTGGCGGCCTGCTGATCCTGCGCGAAAGCGAACAACGCGAGTCCTGCGGCGGTGATGGCCATGCCCCATGGTCCGCCCAGCAACGATACTATGCCGCTTCCCAGGTTTTTGAAACCGGCCATAATGCCTTGGGAACGACTGATAGTGGTGCCAAACGTGTTTATCTGAGATTCTGCACTGCCGAAAGTTGCGCCCCATGTCTGGAACGCTGACGCGATTCCGGAGCCGAGGCCTATGAGCCTTTGCCCTGGGTCGGCAATCAATCCGAGGGTTTGCGCAAGCTGGCTGCTGCTAGAGTTCAGCGGCCCCATCGCTTTGTGGACTGCGACACTGCCTCCAACCAGAGCCGCCATCAGCACTATGGACTGCTGTACGGGCGCAGGCAATGACGCGAAACCGTCAACAAGGGTGTCGAGTGTCTGCACGAGGGAGCGCAATGGTCCCTGACCTCCCTCGCCCAAAGAGATCATGAGGGATTCGAAAGAGCCGCTCAGATTCTCCAAGTCGCCTTTGAGGTTGTTGTTTTTTGCTGCGGCCTGTTCGGCTGCGAATCCTGATTCGCTGACGGCTTTCGTCCAGTCGTCGATGCCTTCCGCGCCCTGCTCGTAGAGCACGTTCGCGGCTCGGATGGCGTCGGTGCCGAAGATCGTGGCCAACGCCTGATTACGCTGCTCCTGGGACAGTCCGCTCAGCTTGTCCTTGAGCACGCCCGCCAAGCCGCTCAGGCCGATGAAGTTGCCTTGGGCGTCGTAGGCGTTGATGCCGAGTTCCTTCATGAGGTTCGCGGCCTTCGTGCTCGGGTTGGCGAGGCTGATGAGCATGGTCTTCAGCGAGGTGCCGGCATCCGAGCCGATCATGCCGCTGTTGGCGAATGCGGCGAGCGTGCCGGTGGTCTCCTGCATGCTGATGCCGAACGAATGGGACACCATGCCGGCCTGATTCAACGCCAAGCCGAGATCATGAGCGGAGCCCACGGCCTTACCGGCGCCGGCCGCCAGCGCGTCGGCGACTTGGGAGGATTGAGCGCCAGTCAGGTTGAACTGCTTGAGGGTGGTGGCCATGAGTTCGGCGGCGTCGCCTACGGCCATGCCGTCGGACGCCGCGAGGTTCAATGCGCCGCTCAAACCGCCGGAGAGAATATCCGAGGTCGATAGGCCGGCTTTGCCGAGTTCGTTGATGGCGTCGGCGGATTCGGTGGCCGAGTATATGGTATCGGCACCAGCATCGATGGCGGCCTGACGCAGTTGGGCCATCTCATCGGCGCTGGCTCCGGTGTTGGCCTGCACCGTCGACATGCTGGCGTCGAAGTCCGCCGCCATCCTGACAGCGGCCACGCCCAGCGCGGTGGCGGCGACACCGGCCGCCGCGATGCCGGTGGTGATGAGCTTCGATTTGCCTCCGGCGGCTTCCATGGTGGTCGCGGTCTTCTGGCTTTCGCCGGACACCTTGGCCATGCCGGCGGTGAAATTGCTGGTGTCCGCGAGCAGGCGGACAGTGATGTTGCGGTTCAGGCCACCGGCCATGGCATATCCTCCTGTCGGATCATCGTGGGTTGATGCCCACGGTCAGTGAGTCAAGTTTCGTGGCGGATTCCGCGGAATGGTCCTTGCGGTATTCTTCGAGCCCGATGCGGCGCATCAGGTCGATCTGACAGACGCCGACCTCGCTCGCGTATTTGGTGGGGGCCAGCTCGTCGTGGCATATGCTGACGGGCATACCGCAGCGCGGACACAGCGTGCGCTCGTATTCGTCGAGTGCGAGCATCCATTCGCGTTCGGTCGCATCCCATTCGGTTTCCGGCGTGTAGCCGGTGATGCGCCTATGCCCGTCCCTTTCCACCCGATACGACGGTTCCCAGCCGAGCCAACGCTTGTAGCTGATGCCGAGCTTCTGGCAGATTCGCAGTTCCCTTACTGTCTGCGGATTATCCGCGAGGCTGATTCGAGTGCGTCTTTTGGGTCGATGAGCTTCGCATTCAGGTCACGGATCGCGTACCAGATGGGGCTGATCTGGCCGTCGGACAGTTCGGTCATGACGTTGGCCAGCTCTTCCACGGGGGTTTCCGGCACGGTCTTCCTGACCATGAGTCTGACGGCGTCGGCGCAGATGTCCTCGATGTGTTGTTTCGGTACGCCGTTCTCGGTGACGGTGTTCGCCTCGAGTACCTGACGCCACTGGGAGAGCGGCAGCGCCTCCAGGGTGATGCGGACGGTGTCGTCCTTCACCTCGTCGCGCAGCCTGTCGATTTGTTCGGCGATGCGTTTGGCGGCGGCGTTGCCGCCCTCGGTCACATGCTGCGCCATGGCGCGTTCCAGGTCGGCTCCCAATGCGGCGACCTGTTCGGCCTTCTCCTGATCCAATATGAGGTCGACGTCCACGCGCTTGCGCTTCACTTCCAAAGCCATGATTATCCCTTTCTGAAAGTCTGAAAACCTTTCTGAGAGAGAGAAGAGAGAATGCCTGTGCGGGGCCAGAAAGGCTTAGAATCCCCGCACGGAAGAACTTGTCAGGCTGCGGTCAGCACGGCGGTCTCGGACTCCCAGCCGGGAGCCTGAGCGAACAGCGGGATCTGACTGCGGATCATGGTGTTCGCATCCGGGTTGATGACCTTCTTTTCGCCGCACTTCACGCTCACGACGGTGAGCTTCTGGCCGGAGGCCAATGGCGCGTCGGTGGCCATGCCGCGACGACGCACGATATAGCCGGACGCGCCCTCGTGCATGAGGGTGACGGCCTCGTTCTGTTCCTTGTGCTCCGTGTTCGTGTTGTCGATGACCTCGATGCTGATGTCGCCGGCGCTCTTGCGGCCGGGGGCCCCGAAGTCCTGCACGGTGTTCTCGCGCTGGTCGGACACGGTGTCCTGCGACGGGTCGAAGCTCCAGCCGCCAAGCATGACGTAGTTCGAGATGTCGGTGCCGGCCTCGAGCTCGATGATGGTCGGGGCCTTGATGTTCTTGATCGCCGGCACCCAGATGGTGGTGATGTTGCCCTCGGCACTGGTGCCGGGAATCTCTGTACCCAGTTTCAGGGTCATAATGTGCTCCTTGAAGACTTTTGGTAAATGATTGGTTGACTATGGTCGGCTCCACGTGAAGCGGAACCTCAGGACGCGCACCTGGTAGCGGCGCGCGGTGTCGTCGGCGGTCAGACCGGCCGCGTATGCGCCGGAATCCTCGTACAGGGTGAGCTGGCCGACCGTGTAGCCCGGCGGCCGGGTGGGGGAGCGGTTCGCCAACGCGGGGATCAGCATGTCGTCGCACCAGATGTTCACGCTGTCGGCGGTGGTGCTGACGGCGCGAACCTCCAACAGGGCGGAGTGGGCGGTGAACCGCATCGTCTCCGCCATCACATGACGGTCGGTGGAGACGCGCGCGATGATCCACGGCGGCATCTCCGACTCCAGCGGCTCCTCCTGCCTGTACACCTTCACGCCGGACGGCATGGAGGGCAGCAGATCGAGAACCGCATTGGTCAAGTCCATGACGCTCATAATCCGATGGCTCCTATCAGCATGTCGTCGGCCGCGTCTCCCACGTATTCGGCGAGCGTGGGCAATTCCTGTTCGGCGAACTGGTAAAACCAGTGGGTTCCGCCGCCTTTCGCGGTGCCGAAGAACGCGATGTTGGCCAAGTCGGAAGCTCCGCCGTCGCGGGGGCTCACATCCGCATAAATGGTGGTGCCGGTGCTGCCCATTTCGTAGCCGATGCCGATACGGCTGATCGCGTAGTTCGATGATGTCTGCAGGTCGGAGATGACGCCTTCCTTGACGTTTTGCGCGCCCTTCTTCACCGCCTGCGCGACCTTGACCGAAGCCATGGCGTGCGCGGAGGCGACCCTGCGGCCGAACGCGGTCAGCTCCGAAGCGTCTATGGTGATGTCACTCATTGCTGTTGCCCACCTCCTTCACATTCCACCGGCATGCGGTGGAGTGTGTCTTCTCGGACTGCATGTTCAACAACCGGAGTTTCCTGCCCTTGAGATTCGGGTCGGCGGCTTCGGTTATCTCGCACACGTCGCCCGGCAATAAACCCGTGGTGCCGTAGGGGAAATGCACGTACATGCTCCACACGGGGGTGACGGCACCCAACGCTTCGACGATGCCGCCCTCCGTGTTCTCAGCGGCCAGACCGCCCGAGGTCTGCACCTTGCAACGGCCCTCATACACGGTGTTCGCGGCCGGTTCCACCAGTCCCGTTTCGGGGTCGGTGACCGGTTTGCCCATATGGGTGACGCGGCATTGGTCGGTCATCAACGATTCGGCGAGCTGTCGGCCTCGGTTGAGGATGTGCTGCACGTTCATCGGAACACCCCTATGGCGATGCCTCGCATGCCGAACCTGTTGCGGAGGGCTCGTTTCGTGCCCTCGGGCAGTTCGAGTGCGTCGATGATCTCGGAGTCGCCCTGACGGTAGCCGATCTGCACGTCGTCGATTCGCGCGTATGATTCGTCGCGGTGAGCGCCGGGGCCGCCGTTCGACTGCTGGACGAGTCCGGCTGCGACCATGCTGCACACGAGGCGCACGATGTCCGGGGGAACCGGGTCATAGCCGGCGAGCATGGTGACGGTGACGGAGCGGGGGACCATGTTCGGCAGGCTCCACAGGCTTTCCCTGTACAGGGCGTTGCCGAGCAGCTTCCAATCCCCGGTCTGCTCGCCGTCCATGAGCACGCGGCTCACGGAAATCACGGGGCGCATGGGCAGGTCGAGCCTGCGTGAGGTTTCGCCGGGGATGGTCACCGTGTATTCGCCGCGTGTGATGGGGCACCCTGCGGCGTCGCGCACCGCTGCGGAAACCGATTCGAGCAGCTTGCCCGCGAGCTTTTCGTCCGCGTATTCGATGCCGTATGAATCAAGGTCCTTGACCGTTGCCAGCGTGTCCATGAGTCACCCCCTATGCGGTTATTCGGCTTTGCCCAAGTAGGGCATGGCCTCATAGCTGCCGGCCATCACTTGCCCACCTTGAAGTGTACGGTGGCCAGCGCTTCGGGGCGCACGACCTTCGCGCCGTACAGGTGCAGGCCCTTGACGATGTCGTCGAAGCCCTTCTCCTTGCGGGTGGCCTCGACCTTGGCGATCTGCTCCGCGAACGTGGTGGCCGCGTTGGTGCCGGCGATGATGACGTTGCCCTCATCGGTCTGAGCCGAGGCAGAGCCGCCCTTGGCTGCGGGAGCGTTGTTGGACTTGAGGATGGTCATGCCCGCGGCCTCACCGACCACGCCGTTGAGCAGCGTGGAATGAGCGGACTCGGCGCCAGCGACGAAACGGCTGTCCTTGCGCAGCAGACCGTAGAAGTCCGGGTTGACGATGACCCAACGGCCCGCGTCTGGCACGTTCTGCTTATCCAATGCGGTGGCCAGATCCACGATGGTGTCGTACGCCTTGGTGGCGGTGGCGCCGGAAATCGGGTCGAGCTTGCTCTTCGCGCCTGCTGCCATCAGGCCGGCCAGGTACTGGTCGGTCAGGTCGCGCAGCTTGTAGGCGGCGTCCCGGGAATATGCGGCGGTCAGGTTGTTCATGGCCTGGCGCTTCTCCACGTCGTCGATTTCGAACGCGAAGTACTTGCTCTGGTTGATGACGAGTTCGCCGGCGTCCTTGTCTGTGGCCGGTTCGATGGTGATGTCGGTGTGGGCCGTGTAGTCGCCGATGCTGATGTGCGCGATGCCGGTGATGTGCACGGTGTCGCCGTAGTTGGCGATGTCGCCCTCGTAGTCGCGGTTCACGGCGGAACCGTAGACGAGGTTCTTCTGGAGTTCCAGTATGATGTTGGCGCTCCACAGTTCGGGAATGAAATTGGTGATGGCCATTTAAGGCCTCCTTCCGTTAGTTGGCTCCGAGCAGGTCCTTCAGTCGCCCGTCCTGTTGGGCTTTGACGATTTCTGCGGGGCTCATGGTTTTCAGGTCGTCTCGGGTGAGCTGACCCTGATGGCGGTCGCCGTCCCGTGTTCCGCTGGGCGGCGTGATGTTCGCACCCGAGGGTGCTTGCTCGGCTTTCCCGAGATAAGGTTTCTGTTCCAGCAGTTCGCCGATCGAATTGGCGATGGCCTGGCTGTCCACGCTTCCGTCATCCGTGACGGTGAACTTGGACAGGTCGAGGTAGCGCAGGGCGTCGGCCGGGTCGGCGAGCTTGCCGCTGGCTGCGGCGCGGACTTCGGCCTTGAGGATGCGCTGGTTGGCGGCGGCAAGGGCCTCGTCCTTGACGGCCTGTTCCTTCCTGGCGGCCTCGTATTCGGCTTCCTTGCCCTGCAGGGCGGCGATCTGTTTTTCGAGTTCGTCGACCTTGTCGGCCTTGGCGTAGGCTTCGTTCAGTTTCTTTTCGAGGTCGCGGTTGACTTTCCGCTGTCCTTCGAACTTCGACTGCCAATCCTCGCCGCCGGTGTTCTCCGGCTTCTTGGACTCGTTGCCGCCTGTCTGCTGGTTCTGGTTTGCGGGATCCATGTTCTTCCTTTCGATTCGCTGGATCATTGCTGGAAAATCTGTCCGCCGGAGGTGACCCATCGGCGGTATTCGCGTTCGCATTGGGCGGCGATTTCGGGGGTGAGGGGCATGCGGCCATCGTTGGGGTTGCGGCCCTCCAATACGGCCTCGTAGCGGAGCTTCGCGGTCTGAACGCGCTTCTCGGCGGCGGTCAATAGTTCGACGCGCCCCTGCCGGTACGTGTTGTCGTGCAGCCACATGCTTTTGCGGATCTCGGGCACCTTGCCGCGCCAGTCGTTGTCCACGTAGTAGCCGTTGGCCTTCAACGCAGAGATGGTCTTCTCCCGGTCGCCTCCGGTCAGCGAGTAGATGCCGTCGATGGACAGGCGGCGTTTCATCCTCCGTCCGGACTGTTGCGCGTATTGCATGCTGGCCCACCCGTATCGGGTGGTGCCCTCGCTGGTGGTCAACGCCGTATAGCCTTTGCCCACCTTCCGCATGCCGCGTTTCGAGTTGACGACCTGGTAGATGTCGGCCCCGTCGCGGATGGCCTGGGCGTAGTTCGTGCCGAAGCGTTTGTCCTGCTCCTCATGGGAGAGACTTTTGAAACCCTCCATAGGGTCGCTGATCCATCCCTGCTGTTTGGCCATGCTCTGGCTGCAGGGCACGTGGCGGCCGTGGCAGTGGGGGTGGCGCAGGAACCCCTCGTTGAATCGGAACCATTTGCCGGCCAATATCATGCACCTGTCGCAGCAGGTGGCGGATTCGACGCGGATGTAGCCGACCTTGGGACGGCTGGTGATGTCCAGTGACTCCGCCTGGCGGGCGGTGTCCATGACGGCCAGAGAGGTGAGCATTACCAGCAGGTTGCGTCCGTATTCCAACGCCTCCAATGAGGAGCTGCCGGTGCGTATCGCGTGCAGGGCGGCGAACACGGGGGATTGGAAGTAGGATGCGATGTCGAGGCCGGACGGTGCCCAACCGGCGAATGCGTTCGGGTTGGCCAAGGCGTGTGGCGTGATGTAGACGCCCTGTTCGGCGAGCATCATGCCGCTCGCGTCGATGGCTGTCTCCGCCGACTTGGTTTGGATGGTGGAGAACAGGGTGAGGAAGTCGCGGCTTATCGACTTCCACGACGCCTGGATGTTATTGGCGTCGACCCTGTTCCATGTTCTGCGTGCGGCTCTGTCCGCCGCCAGCTCCAAGGTCGCCAGCCGTTTCTGACTGTAGGCCAGCACCTGAGATTCGACCGCCATCAGCGCCTCCGATCTGCAGGGCACGGTTCAACGATTCGAGTTCGGGGTCGGCCATCTCGTCGGCGCGCATGCGCATGATGCGCTGCACCTCGTCCGAGCTTTGGCCCATCTGCTCCGCGACCCATTGGATCGGGAAGCCGAGCTGCTTGTATTTGAGCATCGCGTCCGCCATCAGGGTTTCGCTGCGATACTGCGGGGTCGCGAACTGCACCTTGGAGTCGGCGATGATGTCCGCCTCAGCCACGTCGTTCTCGTAGCGCATGGCGATGCTGCAGATGTCGCGGATGGGGGATTTCAGGAAGCTGATGCGTTCGATGGTCTTGGATACGAGGCCGGCTTCGGCGACCTCGTAGCCGGTGGCCGGAACCTCCGCGTTCGTCAGCAGGTAATGGCCGGGGGTGCGTGTTTCGGCGGCGATATGCTCCACCGCTTTTTCGATGACCGGGATGAACACGTTCAGGTTCGAGCTTGACCATTCGCCCAGGTTCACGTTGTCGCCGGTGAACTGGTAGATGCGCTCCAGCACCTGCTTGTCGAGTTCGATGGGCTTCTCGCCGACCTGCTGTCCCTCCTCGTTGTAGACGGGCTCGACGAGCGGGTCTCCGCCGAGGATGACTCGTGCCGGCAGTGAGGCGTAGTCCAATGCGTTCAGCAGGTATGCCCATACGACGTTGACCGTGTCCTGCATCGATTCGACGTGCACGATGTCGCTGATCGGCGCATTGTCCAATAGCATCTGGTTGCGGAACTCGCGCAGGGGGATCGTGTCCAGACCGGTGGGCTGAGGGTCATTCATCTTCCAGCCGTACACGTCGGGCGGCACGCGCTGGTCGGTCAGATCGAGCATCTTCTTGCGTTCCATGCTGACCGTCCAGCCGGGCAGCATGAGGGTGCCGTACTCCTTGTCGTCGCCCTGCTGGATGAGGAACCCGGCTGACGGCTGGCCGGTGCGCGCATCGTAGATGACTGCGGCGCTGTCCGGGTGCTCGAACGTGATGCGGGCCCTGCCGTCGACCTGCGTGACCAAAGCGAACGCGCGGCCCGTGGTGGTCATCATCAGCGCGGCTTCCTGAAGTCCGCGTTCGAAGTCGTTGCGGTCGAGGCATTTCATGATGCCGGTGCCGAGCTTCACGTCATCATAAGGGACGAAGCCCTTGAACTTGATGCGTTCCACTGGGGCCTGCGCCACGGGGAGGCACCAGTTGTCGGAGAAGTCGGAGAACCGGTCGCTCATGTAGCGCTTGAATTCCTTGGACGCGAACTTGAGCTTGCCGCGTTTGCCCAAGACGTAATCGGTGTGGGTGCCGATGCTGGGTCGACGGAACTGGATCTTATCGGCCAGTCGGTTCGCCAATGAGGACAGTTCCTGCTGGCTGTAGTCCATCAGTACCTCCTTCTGGTCGATGATCCGGTAAGCATGTAATTGTGTTTGCGAGCGCCCCAGCCGGCGGCTCGCGCGTCGCATGCGGCTTCGTGGGCGAGCACGCTGGTCACGGCGGCGTCTATCTTCCTGTTCTGTTGGGGTTTCGCCAGTCCGTAGCGTTCCAGGGTCTTGGCGACCTTTCGCGCGTTCATCATGTGGGTGCGGGTGATGGGGCAGCCGTCCTGTGTGATGCGATGTGTGGTCAGGTCGGCTTCGAATCGGCGCAATGCCTCGTAGACGGCTCCGATGCGGGAGCTGCCCGACATGCTCCACGGTAGGAATTTCTTCGGCCCGTAGGCGCGATCCCATGCTTCTATCTCCGATTCCCATGACAGTTCGTCGCGGAAGCCGGGGTCGCAGTAGGCGCGTTCGATTTTGTAGCGTTCGTTGAGTTCCGCCCATGCTGCGGATACCTCGGCGCGGGGGATGCGCCCGCCCCACTGCTTCGGGTTCCAGATGGTCGCACGCCGGTCGGGCCCGTATCGGGGTGTGAATATCAGCCCGTCGAGGGTCTCCATCTTGATGCATGTCCAGTCGTCGTTCTCCGAACCGTCGAAGCCCGCGCATACGCGTGTGCCTTTTGGCGGGTTCGGCAGCCAGAGTTCATGCGCCGGCATAGCAGCTCTCCCATAGTCCGTCTTCGAGCCATGCGCCGCCGCCTTGCACCAGACGGTTCCCGAAGAACCGTTCCGCTTGGGTCGGGTCGGTCTTCATCAGCGCCTTGGCTTCCGATTCGATGGAGTTCAGGTCGACCCATGGTGAGCCGCGGTACACGTATTCGAGCATCTTCAAGCGTTCGGATTTCAGATTGAAGTCCAACGGTCGGCCGTCGCGGTGACGCAATGATTTCGCGAGATCGGGGTTCCGGTAGAACACGAACACGTCGTCCTCGGCGTTCTCGAACACCTGCTGCGCGTAACTGTCCTCGCCCGGATCCCATGCGTTCGTCCACGCATGTGTGCGGCCGCCCATGCCGGCGGCTCCTCGGCGCTGCGTGGTGGCGACCGCTATCATGCCGTTCGATTTCGTGTACAGGCCGGCCTCGTCCTGTTCGGCGTCCGTGATCGGATTGCCCAGACGGGATTTCGCGGAGGCGGTGACCACGTCGATGCGATCCAAGTCCAAGGCGTCGGCCTCGCCTTCGCGCCCCGGCTGCAATATGCGGATGAAGGTGTCCCTCACGCGCATGAGCTCCTTGAGCGGGCCCAGCAGGATCGTCGCCACGAGAGGCCGGTAGATGTTGCGTACCTGTTCCTCGGAGTTGGCGGTCAGCTGGATGAGCGGCGACGGATGTCGACGGCCTTTCGGCTCGCCCGGATTGTACGGCCACTCCCAGCCGCACGGACAACCGTTGTCAGCGCAACGGTACACGTCGCCTTCTCGCGCCCAGCCATCGAAGATGGTGGGCCCGCAGCCCTCGGCGGCGGTGAAGAACGCCGTGCATGGCCCCTTGCCCCATTTCTGCGGTCCGACGGTCAACGTCATTCGATAGGTGAACGCCTGATTGAGCACCATCGGATTGTCGACGGTGACTTCCTCGGGCGGCACATATGGGGCGTCCACGCGGATGCGCCAACGGTTCGCCGCCAGCCAGTACTGCCAGTCGGACAGCACCACCGGACGGCCTCGCAACGGGCCGTCAGGCTGCCGGCAGTGACGTTCGATCCACGCGCACACCAGATGCCCCAACGTGGGGAAGTCGATGAGCCATGAATCCTCGTCAGCCATTGCCGCTCATCCGACGCTGGTACACATGCCTCGTCTCGTCCATGGGAGAGCGTTCGGCGGCCGATTCCCGGTTCAGCTCCTTGGCCCTGCGGCGCGTGAACTCCGAATCGACTGGCTTCCGCTCGGCCTCGGCCTCGATTTTCCAGCCCAACGCCTGCAATCCGGCGGCGCTCATGCCGACGCGGTCGGAGATGCGCAGCAGCACGGTCAACGCCGTGGGTGCCGGCGCGATCTCGCATGCGGTGGAAAGCCGCGCGTACAACGCCAGTTCCCGGATCATCCACTTGAACTGGGGCAGATGCCAGGCGCGTGCCTGAGGCAGCTTCCACAGCCACTTCCACTTCTCCGCCTCAAGCCTGCGGACGCGCTCGTCATCGGCGGGCTCCAAGGGCCATTCCGGCGGCTTCATCCGGCACTCGGTGTTCGGCAGGCTCTGCAATGTGTATCCGAGTCTGCGGCTCTTCTCGCTGTTCGGGTCCTTGGCCGGCCCGGAGCGTACTCGTTTGCCTCCACTTGGCATGATGTTCACCTCTCGTCATGGCCTTGCGCCCTAGCGACAGATCGACGAGACCGCCCTCGCGGCGGCCCGCCAGCGATGTTTGAACCCTGCGCACCCGACAGACAGCTCACCGGCGGTCAGGCAGGGGTGGTCGATACCCCACCCCCCCTGGGTGTTGCCGGTCGTTTTTTTACTGTTTGGTATTGAAGCCTGCTGGTCTTGTTCTGCCGGTTTTCACGTCGTGGCATTGTTTGCATAATCCTCGTCCGAACTTCGGGTCGTTCGGATTGAGTCGCATGTCTATGAGTTCGATTCGCTCGTATGGATAATGATCCGCGATTGTGCTTGGTTTTCCGCAGAGCCCCTTGTGTTTGCCGCAGCCTCCGTGCTCGGGGTCGCCGGGGCATGTGCAGTATGGGTCTCGTGCGAGCACCTGCCTGCGAAACGATTGATGTCCCTTGGTGTTGTATGGGTTGCGTCCACGGGTACGGGTGCGGTCCCGTTGGGCTCGGGTGCAGGCGTCGCATTTGCGTGCCGGTGTCTCGATGAGGTTCGGACATCCGGGTGTCGAGCAGACTCGCCAGCTCATGTGTGCCTCGCAGTCATTGTGTCCGTTGGCGTGTCTTGGTGTCCTCGGCTTGCATATCTATAGTTATTGTGTTACTATAGATATGTCAGCCAAGGAAAGGAGGTGAACATGGAACAGATCGCGGAGCTGCTCAAGGCCATCGGGGAGTTCCTCTCCGGATTGGGTGCGGCACTCGCACCCATCGCCGCCGTGGCCGTCGCATTGATTGCGAAGAGCAAGCCGCGAAAGCCGCTGAACAGACGGCGCAAGCGGTAACAAGAGCCGTGGATTCCGGATAATCGTACTATCCAGAGCCACGGCTCCACTCCCAACTATTCCATGGAACATCATGAACAGCAAGATAGGAATCATCGCACTCATGTTCGGAGTCGTCAGCCTCGCGCTGGCCATCGCATCCCAGAGCGTACCGGCAGGTGTGTTCGGAATGTGCTCGGGCGTGCTGGGTTATCTGGCAGGAAGGGCAAGCAATGGCGACTGAATATCTCGGCGTCAAACAGGTCGCAGAACGCCTCGGCATCACCAGCGGCGGCCTGCTCAACCTCAAGCTCCCTGAGCCCGACGCCACGATAGGGCGCACGCGCGGCTGGTTGCCTGAGACCATCGATGAATGGAACGCTCAACGTCCGGGACGTGGTGTCGGAGGGGGGAGACCACGCAAAAACAAAGCATAGATACGCGAAAACCCAGCCACATGAGCTGGGTTTTTCGACACTAATCCACTGACATTATGCGGTCACAGTCAGCTCTTTGTCAAGTCCGCCACTGATGACGAGCCGATAGACGCTGCTGTATGAAATGCCTTGGGGCGTGACATCAAGCTTGCCTCGGGATTTCCACACGGTGAGCGTATGCCTTTTGACGGTGATTCCCGCATCCGTGAACGCCTTGGCTATCTCAGCCGCAGACCCGCGCCTGGAATCATCCCAACACAACGTCTTGAGCCTACGCAGTTTAACCGTCTGCGCTCGCTGTTCCCTCCCGCAGACCGGGCATGTCACCCACTGGTCTGCTGCCCCAGCGGTGAGCATGGTCTCGCATAGTTCGCAGGTTCCTATCTCGCGGCGTTGCTCCGGCGGGTCCAGCGCAGCATCGACTTTGCGTGCGATGCCGTCAACGACGTGCATGTAGAAGCCCGCGTCCGCGAACGTGGCGAGCCTGGGGTGGCCTGCGCATGCGATGAGCGTGGCCTTCAGATCCTCGTTGCGTTTGTCTTTGCGCCAGTCCAAGGCGTCGATGCCGTCGAGGCAACGCCATAGTTCACGGGCCGTGGCGTCGAGCATGTCGATGAGGTCGAGCACGTCGAGCCTGATTGGAGTCGGGGGAGTGGCCGTCTGGATCCTGACCGGCGAATGCCCTCCCGGATGCAGTGTCGCGTCCAATGAGTCGTGCAGTGGCGTGATGTCTCGCGCGAGTCGCAGGAGCGTGCCGGCGAACCGCAGCTCGCATGCCTCGCACAGTGAGTATCCCTCTTCGGTTATCGTTTTGCAGTTCTGGCAGTTCACGTTAACCCCTTCCGGCTGGTCGGCTAGAATAGTGTTTGCTTCTCGCCCTGGCCGACCTTGTTGGCTGGGGTTTTCTCATGCTTGAGCTGGCTGTACGGCATATCCCATATGCGTTTGAATTCGGCTATCTCCTGCTTCGACAGTTTCGGCCCGCCCCACGGCTTGCCCGGCGGCCGCTCGCGGCTTGGTGGTTTGAACGGTTTGACGCTTATCCGGGCGAGATGGCACATGTGCATGGCCAGATACTGGCCGTCCGGTCTGATGCCTGCATCTCCGCAGGTGCTACGGAGCAGCGGGTGGCCGACGGAGGGAAGCCACGTGACGCGGGTCAACGGCCGGCCGAGGATTATCGCCACGGTCAGGTCGTCACCCGCCACACACCCGTAATCCCACGACTCCCACACGGTTTCCCGATCCTCGATGACGTACAGGCCGCACCCCTCGCAGACGGTGACAACGAGGGGACTCGTTTTCGGGATGAACGCGCGAAGCCATGCGGGCTTGCGTTCACGGGCGCGTGGCCTGCTCACCCCTCCATTGCCTTTCTTCTTGCCGCGTCGAACGCGATTCTGATGATGTTCTCCAACCACGCGCCGGGGAGCGTGATGAACTTTCTGGTTTCGTCCATGGCGGCGGCAATCTCCTCTTCGGTGATTCCGCGTGACGCTCCGGCCTTGTATCCTTGTCCCCACGCCCACTGCAGGTCACTGTCGATGTACGACGGGTCACGCTGCTTCTGCGCCTCGATTTCACTGCTGATGATGCTCATTCGTTTCCTCCGTTTCGTTGTTGATTGCAGTTTCGATTCGTATGCACAGATCGAGAGCTTCCCGCCAGCCGGCCTGGTAGCCGAGCACATACGCCTCTGCCGGCGACTCGCTGCCCAATCCCGCTGAGGCCAGTGCGCTGAGCGCCCGTTGAATCACGTCAATCGGTTCGGCCATGGGTCAGTCCTCCCATTTGATGTCCTGGATTTCATGCAGCACCGCTTCGCAGGCGGTGATGAGTACGCTGAGCATACGGCGGCCGTGATGTCCTCTCCGGTCAAGGTTGAACAGGACGGGATGGCCTTGACTCCACTGGTCGATGCCGATGGAGGCGATTGTGATGGTTTCGACCAGATTGGTGTCAGCATCCTCACAGCGGTATTGGATGGTGACGGATTCTTTCATGCTTCCTCGCTTTCAGTCGTGTAACAGTTCGCGTCGAGCCAGTCGGCGATGACGCGGAAGTCCTTGGCCCATTGGATGCGGTTTTCCCGCTCCCGCTCGTCCTTGGGAGCTGGTTTCGGCTCATTGAGGTTGAGTAGTCCGTATTCGGGTTTCTTCAGATAGTGGCAGCGGGCGCGTCCGCGTCCCTTGCCGGCTTGCTTGTAGTTGATGAGCTGGAGTATGTGCAGCATCTCCAACGCCTTGGTCGGATCGAAGTTCGGGGTCTCAGAATCCGCATCGAAGCGCTTTCGAAGCTCGGGCGTGGTTCCCTCTCCATTGCCAAGCTCCCATGCGGTCGCTTCGATCTGCTCCCTGAATGTGAGTGCCATCTTCCGGTCTCCTTTCTGACGTTTTCTTGATTGGGAACAACTAGTGTCGTTGACGTGCTTTTTTTGCTGTTCCGGAGGGCCGAGTCGCAGTTGTTCCCGCACCCACCCACACACGTAGTGTGGGTGGGGAGTGCTGGGAACAGCTGGACATCGCTTCTCCAGTTGTTCCGGGAACAACTCGGAACAACTGGGAACAACGGGAACAACTAGATTTCGAGATGGTTTTCCTTATCCAATTCGCTCGCCTCCTCCCTGCTCATCCGGTCCACGAAAGCGTCCGATTTGGGGTCGTTCATCTGCCGGTATGGTCTGACGCTGGCGTAGATGTTCCGGTTGTTGCGTCCGGAGCGGTTGCTGATCCATTCGCCTTCGAGCAGCCGGTTGATGGCGGTGAGCACGGTGGTCTTTCGTGCGCTTGACCCGTCATCCTTCAATAGTTCGATGATTTCGGTCTGGTTCGGCTCCTCGGGTGCGTTCTCGATGATTCGGCTGATCTTCTCCATGAGTCCCGTTGGCCGTTCGAGGCCGCGCTGTCGTGTGGTTTCATCGCTGGGCATCATGTTTGGTCGTGCGATGGTGACGCGCATGAGTTTCGGGTCAGTGCTGTTGATTTCGATGCGTGCGGCTTCGCGCAGGTGCGAGCCATTCGAACTCCAACTGACGGCGCAATGCTCCTCGATCTCCGAGATTCGGTCTTTGCCTGATTTGATGACGATGGTGCCTTTCACGCCCTTGCCGACTGGTTTGGTCATGTCCACGCTGTAGCTGATGCCGTCGATGAGTGCGAGTTTCTGCATGCTGCCGCCGGCGTAGCGGCCCCGGTTGTCCTTGCTTTTGACGACGTGGTCGATGAGTACGACTGCTGGCCCACAGGCGCTGATGAGTCGTGGCATGGTGTTGTACCAGGCGGCGATGTCGTCACCGCTGTTGCTGTCGAGGCCGGCGTAGGCGAGGCAGCTGGTGACGCCGTCGATGATGGCCAGCGTGGCCGTGTCCGCGTAGTCGAGGGTTTCCTTCCAGCCGTCGAGGCTGGTGGGGCTGCTCGGCTTGGCGCTGGGCCGCACGTAGTGTAAATGCTGCACGATCTGTTCGCCGGTCACGCCGAGCAGCAGGAGACGCTTGACGACGTTTCTGGCGGAATCCTCATAGTCGATATAGATCACGTCATGTCCCTGTTTGAGTTCCTGGGCGGTGGCGATCTGGGCGATCATGCTTTTGCCGCAGCCGGGTTCGCCGTGCAGGTCGTTGACCGCGCCACGGTAGAAGAGGCCTTGGCCGTCCTCGCGTTGGAACACGGTTGGCGTGGGCGGCAGTTCGACGCCGGACGCCAACTGGGTGAGGTCTTCGAACCGCCAGCTGGAGGAGGCGTTTTTACTTGCCTCGTGACTTTCCATTGAACCGTTTTGAACCGATGCGACGGGTGTTGAACCGGCTTGAACCGGCATTGTTCCAGTGTTTTGAACTGCTTCCGGGTGACTTTCCTCCATTTGACTCGCAGCCGCGTTTTGGGTGAGTTCGTCGAACTCGCCGGGCGTCATGCGTTCGATTTTCGACTGCTCGCACGGATCCACATGCGATTGCACGCCGTTGACCTTCTCCATCGCGCCACTGAGAATGCTGGCCCATTCGCGCGCCGCCTCACGCTCCTTGCCTTGACGGTCGGGGGCCACCTCGGCGATGAACCGTGGCTTCAATTGGCTGATGGCGTCGAGCGCTCCACGATGGCCTTCCTGCGCGAAGTTCACCAACGCCCAGACGGCCTGCAGCGTGGTGTCATGCCTTGAGCCTTTGGAAGCGGGGTTGGCGAGCGTCTTGTTGAGGAACGTGTTGACGGCCTTGCACATGCGGTCGTCGTATTCCCTCGGATTCGAGGGGGTTAAAGTGTTCGAATTCGAACACTTTAATTTCTTCGGGTTCGACATATTGTCGGGCTTGCGCAGATAGTCCACCCACTTCCATGGCAGTGTCGCCAGATCCGAGATGTGGGGGAGTGTGCTGGCGAATGCGCCGCTTGGCGTGTACCAGCAGTACATTTCGCCGCTCGGGTGGATCGACGGCCAGACCACGGAATACCGGTGGCCGGGCTGCAGGATGTCGACCCCCTCGATGGCGCCGCCCTTCCACGCCAATCCCTCGGGCACCTTGTAGAACAGGTGGCGTGCCGGCGAGTCGATGCCGTGCGCCGTGCTGCTCCACGTGGCCGGAAGCATGCCCAGTTCCTGAGAGAGCTCGCTGATGCCTTTCACGCCGTCCGCCTTGACCTGATGGCCCTGCGCCGCGTCGATGTCCAATACGAGCACGCCTTCGGGGATGACGATGCCCGTGTTCGCGTTCGGGTTGGCTTGGCTCCACAACTGTATTTGTTCGTCGGTGACGGGCTTGCGGCTGCGCCCCGTGAACCCCGCCGGCGGCGGGGTCTTGCGTCCCTCGGGCAGGGGGACGACCTGCATCCATCCAGCAGCACGGTACATGGGTGCGGCTGCCGTGTATCCGTAGATGTCGGTCATTCCTGGAACTCCTTGACGTGATGTGAATATGTGTGGTGCCGTGCACGCCTTTGCATTCGTGCGGGCCGCTTGGATACGGCTACGGCGGTCGGGACTGGTATCAGTCCTTGTCGGAATCCTTGCTCTTGTTCCAGCCCAGGAGCACGAGCCTCACGCTCATGAGCTGGAGGCTTTCCGAATCGACGTCACGGAAACCGACCTGATCGGAGGCAAGGGAATCCATGTCCTTCACCAGTTCGATCCACTGGTTCTGCAGGTGTTTCAGCAGCTCGTCCACTAGAACTCACCTGTTTCCGGCATCTGTTCGGAACCCCCGTGGTATTGGGGTTGCGCCTGGTCGGTGACGGCGGTGACCGCTTCGACCGGCACGCCCAACAATGCGGCGATCTCCTGCGGGCTTTTGCCCACGGCCTTCAACTGGTTGACCTTCATCGGATCAGCCTGCTGCTGTGGCTGGCCGAGCTGTACCGGCTGGGCGGGCTGCTGCGGCTGCTGCTGCGTCGGCGGGTTCCATGGGTCGACCGGAGGCTGCTGATACCCCTGATTCGGGGTCTGCATGGGCTGCTGGGGCGCGTACTGCTGCTGCGGGTATGCCGGCTGGGCTTGCTGCATGCCGGGCTGCTGGGGTTGGTTCATGGCGAGGTCGGCCGGCGACTGGTGTTCGATCACGTATTCGAACAGTTTCGGCGCGTTCATGCCGGGCTTCGCCTCGCCGAAACCGGTGAACGTGGCCGTGAAACGGTCGCCAGGCCGCACTTCTGCGGCCTTCCTCAGCCCGGCGTTGTGCAACGCCTGAAGCCATGCGCGGCGCTGGAGGCCGAAGCCCTTGATGTACACGGTGCGCCGGCCGTCATCGTCCTCCACCATCGGATCGGTGACGCCGGTGTTGATGGTGACGAGCACCTGCATCTGCGGCTGTCCGTCATCGAAGAACTTCGGCTGGCGGGACTTGAAATCGCGGATCTGGTTGGCGGTCACGTTCTCGATGATTCCGCTGATCGATGTGCCGGGCTGTTCGAATTTCGCGCCCTTGCTGCTCTGCGATTCGATGCTGGCAAGCATCTGCTCCGGGGTCATGGACACGGCCGGGCGTGCCGGCGGCTGACCATACCCCTGCTGATACCCCTGTTGGGGGTAACCCTGCTGCGGGTAACCATACTGTTGCTGTGGCTGTCCGAACATGATTGTTTTCCTTTCGTTATTCGGTGAACTGGTATTCGGATTCGATTAGGGGGATGAGTTGGAGCCATTTGTCGGGAACGTCCGGCCACGGCTTCTCGTCGAACTCGGGAAGCGCGCTCATATCCGGCCAGACCCGGCCCTTGCAGGAGAAGCACTTGTCGGGTCCGGCCGCCGGCAACTGTTTGATCCAGCTGTCGCGCACGTCGGGGCCCTCCGCCTGCTCCACGCAATCCATGAGGTTGACGAGCAGTTGGGCGCGGCTCAACGCCCATTTGCCGGGCTCCGGGTCGAACCTTGTCTCCCAAGGCAAAGCGTCGCCCAAACTGGTCTTGTTGCTGGGCAGGAAGTAAATGCAGTTGCGTTCCACCCGTTCGCCCTCGTTCTGCAGGCCCATGCCGTAGAGCGACGCCTGTATCCGGTATTGTTGCGATGGGCCGTGGGCCTTGACCTTGGTGACGGTTGTGTTGCCGACGTTCTTCCAATCGATGGTGCTATGGGTTTTGCGATCCCAGAGGTCGATCGAACCGGTGACGTCGTAGCCGCCGTGCAGGCCCTGCAATCGGCCTACGGTGACGCGATATTCGCTGCGCCAGCGCTCCACGAGTTCGGTCACGTTGTCCTCACTCGTGTAGAGGAACTGGTGCGCAGGATCCCTGTTCAGCTCGCGGAACATCTGCTCGAAGTGCTCGTGCACGCACGTGCCGATGAACGGCCGCCAACCCGGCGAACGACGCTCCGGCCAGCCCGCCAGTTTCGCCGCGAGGCAATGCACGCAATCCGTTCCCAGTTCGGATGGGCCTATCTCACGCTGCAGCTCACGCGGAGCGTTCTGGATATCCGCTTCGATGAGCTGGCGGATCTCCGGCCACAATCGTGGTTCCTCCATCGTGTCCGTCTTGGTTTTCGGCGTTGCCGGCGGCTTGTCCATATCGGGTGCCGACTGCGTCATGGGCGGCACGTCGACGGGTATCGCGTCACCCTGCTGTTGGGCTTGTGCTACGGCGAGAATGGCGTCATTCATGCTCATGGTTCTTCACCTCCTTCAAAAACTCGTTGATCTGTTTCCTAATGTCCGCCAACGCGGTTCTGCTGAGCCGTGTGATGGCCACCGCCTCGTCCGAATTGTCGAAGCGCAGCGTGTAGGTGCGGTCGCCGTCCTTCGCGATGGTTACCGGCATGCTGCCGAAGGCCATCGAATGCACGGGAAAACCGGTCTTGCCCTGCGCCTCCAGTTCGCGTATGGCCTTGTGGATGCGTCTGGCGACGGTGAGGCCCAGCTCGTCGAGCTGCTCGGAACGGATGACGTACAGGTCGTCGGTCAGCTCGTTGCCGTCCTCGTCGTGCAGGTTGTAGTCGGCGATAACGCTTTCCACGATCTGGGCGATGCCCAGGCTGGACAGTTCTGCGTTCATGAGACCACCACCGTCGGCTTGCCGCTCATCGCGTAATCGGCCACCGCGTCCGCCGACAGCAGCTTCTCCAACTGGCTGAGCGGCCGCGGCCGCAACTGGTAGGCTCCGGGATACTTGGTGGCCGGGTAGGCTTTTTCGAACGTGCCGGCGTTGATGCGGCGCGCGCCCGGCTTGACCTGCACCTTCAGGTTGCCGGCCTGGTAGGTGCCGACCGGATGCGAGTCGAGAATCAGGGATTTGAGATTGTCGATTTCCTCCTGTCGGCTGGCGATCTCGGCCTGCAGTTCGACGATGCGCGCCGCCTGCGCGGCGAACAATCCTTGGCGCAATTCCCCGTCCGGGTTCACGGCCTCCGTGGTTTCAATGGTTGACGTGTCATTCGCAGTCATTTGATGTGCCTTTCACGATGATTTGGGCGTAGGTGGGATACCACGCCGTCTGATGCTTGGTCTGGTTCGTGTGCCGGTTGCAGCAGGTGACCGCCTCGTCCAGTCCGGTGGGCTTGCCGATCGGCCCGCATGTCCTGCAACGCGGCATCCAAAGACGCCGGTCAGGCATCCTGCCTGTCCTCGGAGGTGAGTCGCAGTCCGGCTATGACCTCCGCCGAAGCGTCCGGGTTGCGCAGCAGCTTCGATATGGCCGCGCCTTCCTTGACGGTCAGTTGGGCGATGGCGATGGCCGACGTGACGGCCGTATGCTGCTCGTTGGTGAGTATGATCTTGTCGGACAGCAACAGTTTGGTGGCCTTGTCGATGAACGTGGATGCGGCGTTCGTGATCCCGTTCGCGGTCGGCACCAGGGCCGCCAGTTCGAAGCTCAGGTCCTCGTCGGATACGAGCGCCTGTTGCACCATGCGTGGCTCGTTGATCGGCTTGCTCATGATTGTTCTCCTTGCTTGTTCGGCTCCCATTCCGGGAGCGGCTTGATACGGATAGAGAGGTGCGGCTCGTACTCGTGCCCGCAACACGTGTAGGGGTCGCCGCTCTTGCGCTTCCGGTAGCGGCCCTTCGACCCGTAGACCCATAGGTCGGGCATCCGCTTGCTGGCGTGGGATTCGACGACCTGCGCGTCATCCACGTAGGCGACGCCGTTCAATGAATCCAAAACCAGCTTCAGCAGGTTGTCGAGGTCGGGCCGACCCCTATGGCTCATCCAGAACTCCGCCTCCAACCTGACCGGGCACTGGTATGGTTTCGCCTGCGGGTATTTCAACCGGAATTCCGCGAACAGGCGTTCCTCCGCCCTGACGGTGCGTTTCGGCGTCATCGCGTGCCCGTTGTAGACGCGGGGACGCCCCTTCGGCACCGGGTCGCCCGGCAGACAGAGCGTGAACTCACTTGGCTGTTCCATCAGCGCCCCACTTCAACAGGATTCCCACGAACACGAGCGGCAATACGACCGCCAATGCGAGCGAGCCGGTTATCATCCACTGCGGCGTACCCACCGGACTTGGGATGCGACTGTGCGTGCCGGCGAAACCGACCAGCCAACCCTCGAAGAACGTGAGAGCCAGCAGCACGGCCGATTTCTGCCCGTCCGTTAACCTCGGCCGGGGTCGGCGCATACGCTTCTTTTTACGCCGTAATGCTTCGATGCTCATTCCGCAACCTCCTTGCGCTTGCGTTGGATGGCACGCAGCAGGGTCAGCGACTGGCTGAGGATCATCGACGCCTCGAACGCCAACTGGTTCTCACCAAGGTCGAACAGGCACTGTTCGAGCGAACCTGCAGCGTCATGCACGTCACTGGCCACATCGACGGCGTGCTGCCACTGATCGACCGGATGGAACAATCTTTCCTCCACGGTGTCCTTGTCCGGATCGCACACCGGACAATCGCACTTGCCGGTTTCCGGCTGGCGCGTCTCCTCGTCCAACTCCTTCTCCAACTCAGCCTCTCCTCCCTCAAGCAGCTGCTCCATGAGCTCCTTGAATGACATTCCCTTCGGGATCTCGACGCCGATGGCGTGGATTCCGGTAATCTTGTGTCCTGACATCACTTGTTTTCCTTTCAATGTGATTGGTGATGTTGGTGCCGGCGTGAACCTTGGACAGTGCGACGCCGGCACCTCTTCCTTTTCTCCCGGTTTCGAATCCGGGAAACCCTTATTCGCCGTAGACCAGCTCCTTGCGGCTTATCGCGCACCGCCGGTCCCGGTAGTCGATGACCTCCTGTGGATTCCAAACGAGCCTGCGGCCTACGCGTTTCGGCGCGGGCGGATACCGGCCTCCCCACTTGTCGTGGCACGACCACACGTAGAGACTGCCCTTCGAGACACCAAGGAAGCTCGCCACCTTGGCGATCGGCCAGCCGTCAAGAGACGATTCGATTTGACTACCGGCCATCACGCACCCGCTTCCAAGTCAAGGGGAGTGCAGCCCAGATACTTCTGGATGAGGTACTGCTGGCCCTTGGGCGTGACCTTCGTCGTGAAGTTCAACGACACATGACCATCCGAATGGGCGATCGATGTTTCCTTGACCTCGAACAAACCCAGTTCCATGCTCTTCTGCGTCGGCATGTTCGGATTCCCGTTGCGCTTCATCAGGAAACCGTCCTCACGCAATTGCTTGAACAACCGGTTCTGGCCGGTCTTCACGCCGTTCTGTTTGAGGATCTTCGCCAATTCGCCGATCAGAATGCTCCTCTTGCTCGTGGCCACCGCGTCCGCGAACAACACCTTCGGCTTCTGCTCGTCCAACTGCTTCCGTTGTTCTTCGATGGTCTTCTGCGCGATGAGCACCGCGCGCGCCATCGTCTCCTCCGGGGTCTCGCCCTGGGGAATGTAACCGCCGGTACGACGGATCTGGGGCACTACCTCGTCGAACAGCCAATGCTCGAACTCGACCGCGCTGGTGAGCTTGCTGCTGGCGATGAGGCGGTACACGTCGCCTTCGGTGATGAATACCATCTGCTGGATTCCACCGGCCGTCTCAAGGGGTCTGCGAATCACCGACCCCTTGCAATGCTGCTTAACGGCATCGGCCGGGCGCTTGTATCCGAGTGCGGTGGCGACGTGCTTCGCGCAGAACAGCACCGTCCCGTTCCCGGTGGTCACCGTGGCGATCGGGTTGCCCCGAAACTCGAAGGGCTGTACATTGGATTCAGTCATTTTGGACCTTCTTTCAATCTGACATTCGCCGCCGCTCCAATCGGCGGCATTTTTTTGTGGCTAGAATCTGAGCCATGTGGAAATGGCTGGCGGACAACTGGATGGGATTGACGGCGTTGCTGCTGTCCTTCGACGCGGAACGACGCCTGTACCTCTCGACCGATTGGGGAGTAGAGAAGACGGATGGGGACGGGTGGATACTGCGCAACAACGGGTGGCTCACCGAACGAGACATTCGGGTGACGCCGACTGGCGGCGCTATCGTCGAATACCGTGGAACCTCCAAGCTCAAGCGCCATGAGTCCGGCACCGTCATCGTCGCGATGGTCGAGACCTCGAAATCGAGAGACATCCGCGTATCCTCGCGAAGAATCCTGTTCCGGCATTCCCGGATCCTGTCCCTATAGACCCCGGCCCGACATCCACGGGCTCGAGCCCACGGAGACAGAAATCGATGTCTTCCTTGTCGCAGACGACGAGTCCCGTGTATTCGACCCAGCATTTGCCGTCATCAAACACGCGAACCGTCATCGGGTGGCCGTCCAACCATCTGACACGATCCATGTCGATGCTGAGAATACGAATCAGCGCACGGGCCCTCTCACGTTCCGCGCCGCCAAGCCGGTAGGTCCTAACCATCACGCCACCGCCTTTTGATCGTCCAGAATGAACTGGTTGTTGAGGAAGTCGCTGGGCTGATATCCGGTGAGGTTGGCGAAGGCCTCGATGTCCGTGAGGGACAGGTCGACTTTGCCGTTGATGCGGCGCGAGACTACGTCGGCCGATTGGTTTGTTTGTTTGGCATAGTCCGCGACGCTGATTTTTCGTGCGGCCATCACGGCTCTGATTCGAGCCGCCGCTTGTTCGCTGAGCTTTGTCACGGTTGTCCTCCTTTGTGTTCCGTGTTTGAGCGACAGCTACAGTATGCACGTTATAACGTGCAGCATCAAGTGTCGGCGTGTCGTATTTACGCGCATTACTTTTCTTTTACGTTACTGCGACATGCATTCAATTGCGTGTTAGCGTAAATACGCGCTATAGTAGGGCAC